ATATTGCATCCAATTCTTTACCAGATTATAAAATTGAAACGAATTTATACAAGTATACTATATCACATCTTGAAGGATATAATTCAGAGACAGAAAAGTATTCTATCTTAACTTTAGACCAAAGTGCATCATTTTTAGACGGTGATGCAGTTTCATATATATTCGATGAAACTGCTATTGAAGATTTAGATTCTACTTCAGTCTATTACGTTAAAGTAATAAGTGAAGATAAAAGAAGTATTAGATTATACACATCTTTACCTTTAATTAACACTAACAATTATTATGAATTTGGCAATCCACTATTTGATACTCTATCTGGAAATCACAATATAATTTTATTTTCACAAAAAGAACAAGAAATATCCCCACAAAAGCTTTTACGAAAATTTAATACAAATTTTAATGATGATAATATCAATGACACTTATAATACACCAGTTGGCCCTGTTGGGATGTTAGTAAATGGTGTAGAAATACTTAGTTATAAAACAAATGATAAAATTTATTATGGTCCTATTGAAAGTGTTCAAGTATTTAATGGTGGTCTTGGTTATGATGTAATTAATCCACCAGTATTGGAATTTTCATATGGCGATGCAAAAATACAGCCAGTTATATCTGGATCTGTAGAAAAAGTATTTGTTTCTAAACAAGAATTTAGTATAGGGGAGGATGTAAAAGTATCTATAACTGGTGGAAATGGTATTGGTGCTATCTTGGAGCCAGTTGTTAAACCATATCAGAGAGAAATTAATTTTGATGCAAGATTGATACAAAATGGTGGTGGTATTGATGTGGATTTGGAGACAATTACATTTTTATTGCCACATAGTTTTTCAAATGGACAAGAAATAATTTATGATAGTAATGGGAATAGGGAATTGGGAATATCTGAGTTTAAAGTATCTAATGCAGATACTGGAGACACACTCGTAACTAATTCCAGCTATTTTATTAAAGTGATAAATGATAAGACTATACAGCTGTATCCATCATTGGATAACTATGTATCAGGAATTAATACAATTGGAATAACTACAATTGGAAACTCTGGAATACACAAGTTTAAAACTAAAGAAGTCAACACATTATCAGAAATTATTGTTATAGATCCAGGTTCTGGATATACAAATAGAAAGTTAATAGTTTCTACGGACAATATATCAACATTTAATAGTACTATAAATTTTGATAATCATGGATTTTCTGATGGGGAATTGATTAGTTATTCTTTTGAAAATACTGAATCTGAAATAGGAGTCGGAATTGTTGGCTTAAGTACATTGAATAATTACTATATTTTAAATTCAGATAAAAATTCATTCCAATTGGTAGATGCTGGAATAGGTGGAACAAGTATTGAGAATTTTAATCGAGGAAAAATAGTAAAATTTGGAAGCTCTGGAAGTGGTTATCAAGTATTTAAATATCCAAATATTGAATTAAATATCGAATATTCAATTCCTGGAATTGGATCAACTGCATTTTTTGGGACTATAGAGGCAACTCCAGTTGTTAGGGGGGAAATAGTAGATGTATACGTCTATGAAAGTGGTCAAGATTACGGTTCAACTATAGTTAATTTAAAAAATCCACCAAAAATTAATATTAAAAATGGAAAAAGTGCTCAATTTAAGCCTATCATATCTTCAGGAGAAATTATAGATGTACAGGTTCAATATGGAGGAGTTGATTACTATTCATATCCAGATTTAGAGGTCTTTTCCAGTAGCGGTAAGGGAGTAGTATTAAAGCCAATATTATTAAATAATAAAATTGTTGATGTTGAAGTCCTCAATTCTGGTAGTGGTTATGAGGACAAGAATACTACAATTGTTCCAAAATCTGCTGGAATAAATGCAAATTTAAATGCAGTTGTTAGGTCATTGACAATTAATAATGCATATAAAACTGGAACCTTTGAACAAACCGACACATTAAATCAATTCTACAGAAAAATTTCTAGTGAAATAGTTGCAAAAAGTAACAATGGTTTGCAGTATGCAATAACATCATACTCTTCAAAACTAGCAAATATTTTTAATGATTCTGGAAATTTCCATTCACCAATAATCGGTTGGGCATTTGACGGCAATCCCATTTATGGCCCTTATGGATATTCCGATCCAGATGATTCAAATTCACCCCCAAAAGAGTTAATTTCTGGGTATAAAAAAACTAATGTTTACAATAGACCTAGTAATTTTGATGATGAATTTTTCCTAGACGATTTTATTTTTGATAATAGTGGAGATCTTGATCAATATAATGGCAGATATTGCAAAACACCAGAATTCCCCAATGGAGTTTATGCATATTTTGCAACTATAAAAGTAGATTCATATTCAGACTCTTTTATTGGTAGTTTTCCTTATTTTATTGGACCAAGATATAGATCATATTTTAATAGTAATGATTTATATCAGATAACACAAGATTATGATTTCAATTCAAGCAATTTAATAAGAAATACTTTACCTTATAAAGTGAATGATAAATTTGCTGGTAATGATTTTATAGTAGAATCTAATGAGCTTTTAAGACAAAAGGTTTTAATTGAGTCTATAAAATCAGGAAAAATTGATAGTTTTGATATTATAAACGGAGGAGCTAACTATAAAATTGGAGACAAAATTTTATTTAATGAGCCTGATGTAAATATATTAGCAAAGGTATCTGAAATTGGTGGTAAAGAAATTTTAGATATTACCACAACTCAAAATACTTATAACAATTCTATTGTAACTTGGCAGGATTCTAAAAAAATAAAAATAAGTATTCCCCCAGAAAATGACTTTGAAAATGATGATACAGTAATTTTATCGGGATTAAGTACAAATTTATTTAAGTTAAATGGTTCCCATAAAATTGGAGTCCAATCTAATTTTTCATATTTGAATAAAGATATTGGAGATTTTTCTACAACTGGGATTGTTACTACAATATCTCTGTCATATATTCCAGAAAATATATCTGTAGGAAGTAGCTTAAATATTGAAAATGAGATTTTTGGTGTCCTCAATGTATATGAATCATTATCGGCTCTTAGAGTATCCAGAGTAATTTCTGGAGCTGCCCATACTAGCTCTACTTTAGTCAATTTTTTCCCAAATAGCTTTACAATAGATTTTGAAAGTGATTTCTTTGATTCAAAATTAAATGAGATAGTTTATTTTAATCCAACAGAAACTATAGGCGTTGGAACAACTCCTGGAATTACAAAACCAATATTATATTATATTAATGATGTTCAGTATAAAGCAAATGTCCCAACACAAGCAATTTTCTTACCAAATCACCCATTTAAAACTAATGATAAAGTAATTTTATCAGTTCCTCCAAATTTAGGTCCTTTCGGAAAATTTACAGTTAGAAATACGCCTGGTGATTCGTCATTTAATATTCCAATTAGTGGCGACCAGCAAGAATTGTATGTAATAAATTATTCTAAAGACTATATTGGTATAGTAACTAATGTTGGCTTAACATCCACCTCCAAAGGATTATTTTTTACTTATTCAGGATTTGATAGTTATTACTATAATTTAAGAACTGATTATACACAAGAGTATTGTAATATTGAAAGATTTAAATCAAAAGTAGTTACAAAAACTCAACATAATTTAACACGGAATGATAAAATATCTCTTTCAATTAAACCAAGCTCTTCCGGTGCATCATCAACGATATTTTATGTAAAATATAATATTTCAAATAAATTAATACTTTTAAATGAAAGAAATATAAGTTCAGGAATAAACATAACAAATAATACTATATCATATAATTCTCATGGATACAAAACTGGCCAAAAAGTTTATTACGATAGTTCCGATTCTGTGGCTTCTGGACTAAACATTGGAATTTATTATATTTTAAAAATTGATGATAATTCTTTCAAATTATGTGAAACTTATAATGATGCATTTTTAGATAAACCAAATACAGTCAATATTAATACTGTTGGTGGAAATGGACAGACTATCAGCGAAATTAATCCAAAATTGAGTGTTATTAAAAATAATAATTTAGTATTTGACTTATCAGACCCATCATTGGCTGGATATGAATTAAATTTATATTATGATAATAGTTTTAATAAACAATTTATACTAATAGATGCGGATTCAAGTTTTAATATTTTGCGGGTTGGGATACCGGGTGTTACACCTAATGCATCTTTAACATTAAAATATTCTGATGATGTTCCTAAAAATTTATTTTATAATTTAGATAGTTTTGGAATTGGGATTATTGCGGATAAAACTGATCCAGATTATTCTAAAATAGAATTTATTGATAGTAATTATAATGGCTCTTATTCTGTATACAATACTTTAGGTGCAGGATCTACATCATTTAGTATATCTCTTTACAAAAAACCAGAAGTATTGGCATATACTAAAGATGATTGTGATCTATTAGAATATAAAACAAATTCAAAATCTTCTGAAGGATCAATTAAAAATATAAAAATATATTCTAGTGGAAATGAATATGATTATATTCCAACTTTTGCGGGTGTCAGTTCTTCCTCTAACGGAATTGGAGCTTATATAGTTCCGCAGTCTAAAGATATTGGTCTTGCAAAAGACATTAAAATTGTAACTAATGGGTTTGATTATCCTTCAGACAAAACTTTACGACCTACTGCAGCAATACCATATATTATTACACTCAAGAATTCCGAAACTATTAACTCTATAAATGTCATATATGGGGGAAACAAATATTTAAATCCTCCAGATGTAGTAGTTATAAACACGGAAACACTTGAAACTATAGATACTGGAATTTTAATTGCTAATTTGTCCGGGTTATCTATTGGAAGTATTGATGTAGATGTATCACCAAAGCAGTTACCATCAACTCCAGTCACAATTAAAACAATTAATAATACTAATGGTATATCAATATCAGAAATTCAATCCTCTAATTCTGGTATTGTCACATGTATATTAACAACACCAATAGCCGGTTTCTCAACCGATCCATTTTCTACTGGTGATAAGATTTTTGTAGAAGGAATACAAAAATATGGATCTGGTGGAGATGGATTTAATTCATCGGACTATGGATATCAATTTTTTGAGGTATCATTTTATGAATCGGGTTCAAACCCAGGAAAACTTATATATGATATATCATCATTTACAAATAATCCAGGTATTGCAAAGACAATTCAAGACTCATTTGCTGCAATAATAAATTATGATGATTATCCAAGATTTGAAGTTATTCAAACACCGGGCAAATTTTTCATTGGCGAATCAATATATACTGATATTGGATATGGCTTTGAAGAAAGAGATTTGAATGTAAAATATGAATCTGGAACATTTTTGCGGTTAAGTGGCACATATGAACTTTCCAAAAATGAAATTATCAGAGGAAAAGAATCGTATATTGAAGGTGTTGTAAGTGATTTTAATGTTTCTAATGAAAAATTTAATATATCTTCTTATAGTAGTGAAAGACTTGGATGGTTTGATAATATTGGAAAGTTAAATGAAAGTACTCAGGTAATATCAGATAATGATTATTATCAAAATCTTTCATATAGCATAAAAAGTACTAAAGAATGGGATTCAATAGAATCTATTGTCAATAATATGCTACATACAAGTGGATTAAAAAATTTCGCAGACACTGAATTTATAACATCGGTTCAAGTAAGAGATCGTAGTGGAATAAGTACTGCAATAGAGTCTCAATTGAGTATTATAAATGATAATATAAATGAAGTTAGGGTTGATACTATTAATTATTTTGATCTAGTTGTTGATGCCAACATCCTTTCAAATTAATATAAAATTTAACAATAATGGCAAAATCAAAGTTTTTAAAATTAAAAAATACTAAATTGACAGATTATGTTGAAGTGCTAACTAATAGGGCATTAACAATTGACGACATAAGTGGTGAATTTTCTAGCTCAGAGTCTAATAGAGATGAGTATGTAAGCACAATTTCTATAGATCCAAATAATAATTTTAATAGATTTTTAGTTCAGGTTGTTGATTCTACTGGTCAGTTTTTTCAGGCTTCAGAAATTATAACCTTAAATGACCAATCTAACATTTTTAATTTAATTAAAAATTCAATTACGTCTATAAATAATACCCCAATTGCAAATATTGAAGCTACAATTGATAGCTTTGGTGGTATGTATTTGCAATTTTATCCAGATAATCCATATGATTATGATTATAATATAAAAATAATTCAAAATAACTTTTTGACTAGATTATCATCTACAAATAAAGTTTCAATTGGATTTGTGGATTTATCTGCTTTTAATGGTAATGTTCCTTCTGGAAGTACACTATCAATAGTCAATTTAGATAAAACCATTACCAATTCTTTACATCTTTCAGTAAATTTAATTGATAGTACTTTAGAATGGAAAAATTATGTAGAACTATATGTTGTCCATGATGGTACTGATGCATATATAACAGAATTATTTTTTGATGATTTAGATAATTTTAACTCAAGATTTATAGGATCATTTAGTGCATATATTGATAATAATCAATTAAAAGTTGATTATGAAAATAATTCAAGTAATCCAATATCAATTAGATGTAGAAATATTTTATTTAATGATGACTCTGTTGGAGTAGGAACTTATAGATTTTTAGCTGACGACCAACCAGAGGGATCTGAGAGATCGGCAATTTACGACTCTCAAGTATTTTTAGGGGTTTCTCCAAATCCAATAGAAGTATTTACTATCAATAAAAATGATTTTACAACAGTAAAATCTATTGTAAAAATTGATTCTGCAGAAGGTATGGCTATGCACCAGTTACTTACGGTGCAGGGAAATAATAATGTAAATGTTAGCCAGTACCCATTTTTATCTATCGGAAGTACTAACGGAATTGGAACATTTTCTGGACAATATTCTGGCAATGATTTAACTTTATATTTTTATCCTAACGCAGATGTAACGGGACAAGTACAAGTATTATCATTTAATGAAAAAATTTACACTGAGGCGGACTTTTTTAATGTATATGATAATTTATCATATTTCCCTAATTCAGAATCTATAAAAAGTTCAATATATTACGGAATTAATTCATCTCAAGTGGATAAAGTTGAATTTGGAATTTATAATAATGGAGTTTCAATTTTTTCAAAAAGATTTAATCCAAATAGTAATATAATTTTAAATAAAGAAAGTGGCATCTTTACAATTAAAAACCATTTCTTTAGTAATTATGAAAGATTAATATATACACCAAAATCTACTTTTGCAAATGTTGGAGAGCAGCCATTAGGTATTGGAGCAACTTTAAATTCAGTAGGTATAGTGACTGATAAATTGCCAGAAGAAGTTTATGTAATAAAAATAAATCCAGACCAATTTAGATTATCTACAAGAAAAGATTATGCACAAGCCGGAATTTATGTAACGTTTACTTCTAGTGGAGAAGGAAACTCTCATCAGCTTGAGATGTATAAGAAAAATGAAAAAACTATAATTTCAGTTAATGATTTGATCCAATATCCAATTTTATATACTTCTCTTGAATATAATTTAGAAGGAAATGGTGGTCAAATTGGGGCAGCTACTACAATATTTTCTTTAAGTGGTATTGCTAGTGTAAATCCAAAAGATTTACTAAAAATTGATGATGAATATATGTTTATTAGTAACGTTGGATTGGGGACTACTAATATTGGCCCAATATCATTTAGTGGTGATATTCCTTTAGTTGAAGTAATTAGGGGTTCTGTTGGCTCTATCGCTTCTTCCCATTTAGATGGAACAAACTCAAGGATTTATAGAGGATCATATAATATCGTAGAAAATTCCATTTACTTTTCTGTTGCCCCAAGAGGAAGTTCTTTATTGGCAGAAAATGAAGATTTTGCTAATTTAGAACGTGCCAAATCAGAATTTTCTGGAAGAGTATTTTTAAGAGATAATTACGATGGAAATATAATTTTCGACGATATATCAGAAAGTTTTAATGGATTGGATACAGATTATAAAATAACATCATTAGGTCAAAATACTGTTGGATTGGGTACTGATGGTGGAAATGGATTATTATTAATTAATGGCATATTTCAGACTCCAACTACCGAAAATAATCCAAATAATAATTTTGAAATAACAGAAGATTCATTATCTGGAATAACTACAATTTCCTTTACTGGAATAACTTCTTCAAATGGTCAAATAATAATTTCAGAGTCTGATGTAAATCAAAATCAACTTCCAAGAGGTGGTCTAATTGTTTCTTTGGGATCAACAAATGGATTAGGATATGCACCATTAGCTGGTGCTGCAGTAACTGCAGTTGTTAGTGGAGGACAAATTATAGATATTACAACAGAAGTTGAATTTGGCTCCTATGGATCTGGTTATAGAGAGCCTATTTTTATTGAGATTGTAGATGAAGGTGGTCATTCTGGCAATAATGCAGATATTCAGGTTTCTGTTGGTGCTGGAGGATCACTCGCATTTAATATTATTGATGGTGGAAGTGGCTACACTTCTCCAAAGATTATTATACCATCACCATCTTATGAAAATCTTCCAGTTATTGGGGTATCTAGACTTGGAATTGGTGAAACAACAGAAACTGGAAATGGACTACTAGTAAGTCTTGAATTAAGTCCAAGTAATACTTCAGGAATTGGCTCTACAACATTTTTAGTATCAAATTTTAAAATAGCAAGACCTGGATATGGATTTAGAAGAGGTGACATTATAAAACCTGTTGGATTGGTAACTGCAGCTGGGTTGGCAAGTCCTATAAAAGAATTTGAATTGACAGTTCTTGATGTATTTAATGATTCATTTGCATTATGGAATTTTGGGGAATTAAACTATATTGATAGTATAAAAAATTTCCAGGACGGTGTTAGAACTAGATTTCCATTATTTTATAATTCTCAACTATTGAGCTTTCAAATTAATGAAGAATCACAAGATTCCCAGTTAATTGATATGGCATCACTATTATTGATATTTGTAAATGGAGTTTTACAGTCCCCAGGAGAAGCTTATGAATTTTCAGGCGGAACATCATTTTCTTTTAGTGAGCCACCAAGTCCTGAAGATAATATATCAGTATTCTTTTATGTTGGAACAGCAAATGTAGATTCCACTATAGTTAATGCAGCAGAAACTTTAAAAATTGGAGATCGTGTTAAAGTTCTTAGAAATAACTTATCGACTTCAGATTCAAATTATTTTGAGTCATATGAACAAGATACTAGATATATCACAGATATAGCTGGCTCAGATAGAATTGAGACCTCAATATATGTTGGGACTGGAATTGATGATAAAAATTATCGCCCAATTTCTTGGATAAAGCAAAAAAGAGATTTAATAATTAATAACAGTATTATTTCAAAAAGTCGAGATTCTATAGAAACGCAAATATATCCAACATCAAGAGTCATTAAAGACTTTTCAATTTATGATAATGAAATATTTGTAGATGATGTTAGTTTATTTTTATATGACAATTCATTTGACAATAATAGCTACAATAATTTTGATTTTATTATCTATGATGAGAACAATGAATATATTTCTGCAGGTGGTACTGCATTAGTTTCTGGTGATGGAACAGTTTTTGAAATAATTATAGATAATTTTGGAAGTGGTTATATAGGAACTTTTGCCAATGTCAAATTTTCCAAACCAGATGTATTATCAATAGGAATTACAAATTTGGATCTTGGCATAACTGAATTTTCAACTTCAGAAGAAGTTAACTCAGCTATAGAGCAAATCACTGCTGTAGGAATAGTATCTGTTACAAATGGAAGTGTAAATTATCCATTTACATTATTAAATCCTGGGTTAGGGTATACTAGTACAGACCCACCAAAAATTATAATTGAAGCACCAAAATTTTATACTGAGTTAATAAGTGATGCTAAAAATATTTTGGGATCAACTATAGGAATAACCTCAATATCTACCACTTCTGGTATTGGTGTTCCCTTAGCGATGAAATTTTATATGGATATATCGCAATTTAATGAGTATTCTTTATTGCAAGTTGGCTATCCAGTATATATTAACGGAACTACAATAGGAAATGGAATAACGTCAATTGATACATCAGATAATGATATTATTGGAATAGGAACAATTGGCTTAAACAATATATATTATATTCATTCAATTGATACAATTTCTGGAACAATTATCTGTAACATTTTATCATCAACAAATGTTACCGGATTATCAACGTTTAGTTATACATATCCCGTTGGATATTTAAATTGGGGCAAAATTACTGGATTTTCAAGGACCTCAAATAATAAATTGTCGTTTAATGTTAAAGGAATGGAAGTTGGGGATTTATCAACATTTCCAATCGTCCAAAGAAGAGGCTATGGATTAAGGGATAGTGGTGCGATTAAAAGATCTATAATTTAAATATAAATATAAAAAAAACTTTGGATAATGTCTGCTATAATCACCGACCAATTTAGAATAAACAATACAAATAATTTTATTAGCTCCGTTGAAGATAGTTCCAATACTTACTATATTTTCCTTGGGTTAGTAAATCCTAACAAAGATTTCTTTGGTAGAGATTCTGAATGGCAAACAAATTTACCAGGATCTATTGGAACTATTGTTCCAAATCCTATAGATAATGATGCATATTCTAATCACTATAAAGATACCATTCTCTTTGGGAAAAGAGTTTCATTATCTAATGTGAGAAGAGCTGTTAGAAGAGTGAATTGGAAGAGAGGTGTAAAATATGATTTTTATAGGCATGATTATAGTAGCATAAATTTAACACCAGTTACAAAAAAATCACGTTTATATGATGCAAACTATTATGTTGTAAATTCTGAGTATCAAGTCTATCTATGCTTAGATAATGGTTCTTCAGGATTGAATCCATCTGGAAATGCTTCTCAAGATGAACCGTCTTTTACAGATTTAGAACCATCCAAAGCTGGGGAAAGTGGTGATGGCTATATTTGGAAATATCTATTTACAATCCCCCCAAGTGACATTGTAAAGTTTGATTCAACTGAATATATAACTTTGCCCAATAATTGGGAAACATCTACAGATTCTCAAATTGTTGCAATGAGAGAAAATGCAGATTCTAGAGAAAATAATAATCAAATAAAAAAAGTATATATTGAAAATTCTGGATCTGGGTATATTTCGGGTGAAGTAAATATAATTGGAGATGGAACTGGTGCTAAAGTATACATTGAAGTGAATTCATCTGGAAATATAATATCAGCTACAGTAACATCTGGTGGCAGTGGTTACACATATGGTTTAGTTGATCTTGGATCTTTACAGCCTGCAAATAGTATTCCAAATCCCGCAAAATTAATCCCCATAATTCCACCATCATTTGGTCATGGTTATGATTTATATAAAGAACTTGGTGCCGATAGAGTTTTATTTTATGCAAGATTTGATGATTCAACTAGAGATTTTCCAACAAATACTCAGTTTTCTCAAATTGGAATTTTAAAAAATCCAACAAAATTTTCCTCAAGTGAGATTTATTCAGAAAATCAATTTTCAAATTTATATTCAATTAAATTTCTAGATACCAATGGAACTCCTACTCTTGGTGAAAAATTAACTCAACAAATAACTTCTACAGGATATGAAGCTGTAGGATACGTTGCATCTTATGATACAACTACTAAAGTATTAAAATATTTTAAAGATAGATCATTATATTTTTCTAGCGGAATCGATGAAACCGATTATATTAATATTTCTAAAAAAGGAAACGAAGTAATTGAAATTGCTCCAACAACAGACCCAATAACAACTCCAAGTGGATTTACGGGAACTATTGATTTAAACTTTAGTGGAATCAGCACAACTATAAATGGTCAGATAATTAATTTAGCATCTCAGTTTACAAATGGACTCTCAAGTCCGGAGATAAATAACTCTACGGGTGATATCATTTATATTGATAATAGACCTCTGGTTGGTAGAAACCCCCGACAAAAGGAAGACGTAAAAATTATCTTGGAATTCTAAGAAATGGCTCAAAAAACAAATTTAAATGTAAGTCCATATTTTGATGATTTTGATTCATCCAAACAATACTATAAAATTTTATTTTCTCCTAGTAGGGCCATACAAGCGAGAGAATTAAATACATTACAATCACAATTACAGTATCAAATCGAAAAATTTGGTAGTCATATTTTTAAGGATGGTTCAATGGTAATTCCTGGGGGAATTACATATGATTCTAGATTTTATGCCGTAAAAGTCAATCAACTTCAATTTGGAGTTGATGTTGGGATTTATGTTAAAAGTTTTATTGGGAAGAAAATTTTTGGTAGATCTTCCGGTATAGGGGCGGTAGTTAATTATATTGCATTACCTTCAGATAGTGATGAAGTTGATTATATTACTTTATATGTAAAATATATTGATTCAGGAAAAGATAATAAAATATCACAATTTTATAATGGCGAATCATTATATGCAGAAACTGATACAACTTATGGGAATACAACTATTCCAGCAGAAACAGCTTTTGCAACAATTATTGAAAATGATGGCACTGCAATAGGATCATCTGCAAATATTAATAGAGGTGTATATTTTATCAGAGGATTTTTTGTAGAAGTTTTAAAGCAAACTATAATATTAGATTACTATAATAATTTACCAACATATAAAATTGGGTTTACTGTTAATGAGAAAATATTGACAGCAAAAGACGATAATAGCTTATATGATAATGCAAAAGGATTCACAAATTATGCAGCTCCTGGTGCAGATAGATTCTCAATCTCATTAAAGCTTGATAAAAGGCCAATTGATGATGAAGGTGATCCAAACTTTATAGAATTAATGAGGACTGATAATGGAGAAGTGAAAAAGGAGCAAACAACTACTCAATATAGTTTAATCAGAGATTATCTTGCAAAAAGAACATATGATGAGTCCGGAAACTACTCTGTAGATCCTTTTAAAATATCTATTACAGAATCTTTAAATGATAGAATTGGTAATAATGGGGCATTCTTTGAGGGAGAAAAAACTGATCAAGGAAATACTCCATCAGATGACATTATATCAATAAAAATTTCACCTGGAATTGCATACGTTGGGGGATATGATGTCGTAAAAACTAATACAACTGTTATAGATGTTGAAAAACCAAGAGAAACTGAAAAATTAAATGATGTTTCTACTGTTTTTAGAATGGGAAATTACTTGAGAGTTAATAATGTTGAAGGATCGCCATCTTTTAGGGATGTAATTGATTTATATGATTCAAGAAAAACATCAAATACTGTCGGATCTGGTACAAAAATTGGAGAAGCTAGATTATATAATATCAGTCTAACTGATGAAAGATATTCTGGACCATCATCATCATGGGATTTGTATCTATATGATATCCAAACATATACAAAATTAACTCTAAATCAACCTGTAAGTAGTGCAGAATTACCAAAATCTGCACATATTAAAGGAAAAAGTAGTGGTGCAACAGGATTTGCAGTTTCTGCTGGTGCAGCATCAACAATAATTTACATTAGAGAAACATCTGGCAATTTTACTAAAGGTGAAGCTTTAATCATAAATGGTGTTCAGGACATCTCAAGATCAATATCTGATGTAAGGGAGTATGATATTAAAGATATAAAATCCGTTTTTAGAAATTCTACTACAGACTTTACACATTTTTCTGCAGATACAGTTCTATTAAAATCAAATATTCCGGGTTTTTCATCTTCAGATAGATTTATTTTAAACCCTGCAACAAACACAGTAACTTCTCCCGGAAAATATTTTTCCAATATTAAAGTAGGAAGTATTATTTCATATATTGGCGATAATGATATTCATTACAATGAAGTAGTATCAGTGTCTGCTGATGGAACATCTATGGTTTTGGGTGCAATAAATTCAGTAACAGGAGTTGCTAATGGCACCATTGGAGTTTCAGTCACAACACAATTAAATTTATCATTAAGGGTGCCAAATATAATTTCATATAATGATGGCTCTTTATATGCATTTTTACCATCAACCAATACTGCATCTTTAAACTTATCAAATTCAACTTTAACTTTCAAAGCACAAACAAAGAACCCAAGTACAACTACAGCATTGGGTTCATTGACTCTAGATTCTAGTTATTTTGATTTGCCAGCAGGAATAACTACATCATCATTCCAGGGATTTGATGAGGAAAATTATAGTATTCATTATGATGATAAAACGGTAGAATCATTAACATCAGATAAATTTTCTTTGGATATTGAGCAAAATCAAATTAGTTTTAGTAATATTGCACAATCAAAATCAGTAGATACTGTCTTTGCAACATTAATTAAGCGTGGAATTAATAGTAAGGTAAAAATATATAATAAGAGTAAAATTGTTAATTTTACAAAATCAAAATACAAAATTTCTGGAACAAATTCAGAATCTAGCATTTCTGATGGCTTGAGTTATAGTTCAATTTATGGTGTAAGAATTCAAGATGAAGCTCTTTGTTTAAATTATCCAGATGTTGCAAAAATAATTGCAGTCTATGAATCCTTAGATGAATTAGAACCTTCTTTAGATCGTTTAAGTTTTAGCTCTTTGGTTAATGTTTCATCTAATGCAATTATAGGTGAAAAGATTATTGGTCAAACATCTGGTGCAGTATGTCAGGTTATAAGAAAACCTGTAGGATTTCCAAATAGTCTAGAGTTTGTCTATTTAAATGGGGAAAAATTTATTTCAGATGAAGTTGTAAAATTTTCCGAATCTGGAATTACTGCCAATATTGATTCGATTACCTTTGGAGCATATAAAAATATAACTAATAGATTTTTACTGGATAAGGGGCAGAAAAGTCAATATTACGATTATTCAAGATTGCTTAGAAAATCTGGAGAACCAGAACCAACTAAAAAAGTAATTGCCATATTTGATTATTATTCTGTTCCAAGTAATGATAATGGTGATGCATTTACGGCTTTAAGTTATTCAAAAGATCAATATCAGGAGTTAATTCCTAGAATTGGGCGTAATGAAGTTCCGGCATATGATATTTTAGACTTTAGGCCAAGAGTTTCGCCTATTGAAAATACTGATACTTTAACTAATTCACCATTTGAATTTTCATCAAGAAATTTCCATGCCAATGATCCTAGTGTTATTTTAGCACCAGATGAAGTTTGTATATTAGGAATTGAACGATATTTGGGTAGGATTGATAGATTGTATTTAAATAGAAATGGTGAATTTGTAGTTAGAAAAGGTGTCTCCGATGTAAATCCCAAGCCTCCGGAAAAAATTGGTGACTCAATGTTGTTAGCAACATTAATATATCCCCCATATCTAGATAATGCAAAATCTGCATTGATATCTTTGGAAAATAATAAAAGATATACAATGAAAGACATTGGCAAACTTGATACCCGGATTACTAATCTTGAAAGAACAACAACTCTTTCATTATTGGAGGTTAATACTGAGGCGTTACAAATTAGAGACGCTGATGGGCTAAATCAATTTAAAACTGGATTTTTTGTTGATAATTTTAGTGATAGTTCATCAATTAATTTGCAACTTTCAAATGTTGAAGTTGGCGAAAATCAAATTAGTTCATTTAAAATTGAAAATACATTATCAAATGTTCCAGAATATAAATTAGCGAGATATGAGTATGTAAAAACTTTGTCAGAAAATAATGTTTCTCGTTATGGTGAAATTTATACTAGTAATGATAACGGCATAAGATTTTCAACTTCAAAAGGTCAATTGCCAACATCATTAACTCTAGATTACACTGATGTAAAATGGATTTCACAGCCAATTGCAACTAGAGTAGAAAATGTAAATCCTTTCCATGTGATAGAGTATGTTGGAAATTTAACACTTAATCCTCCTGAAGATAGATGGGTTAGAACAGAACTTCTATTACCTGCAAAACTTATTACAAAGACTACTACTTTAAGAAGTACTAATGTAAATACCATAAATCAAATTAGAACTGCAAATGCTACTGTAACTATAGATGCTGGTGTAAGACTTCTTGGTGCTGCAGCATTTGATGCACGTTTTGGGCCAGGTGCAGTAAACGGAGATACTAGACGAGTTGTTACAACTACTGTAAGAACATCTTCATCTACAGAGTTGACTTCAGAAAGATCTAATATAACAACATCTAAAGATACGGTTTCATCTACTGTAAGAAGACTGATAAGTGTTGGTGATGAAATATATATTCGCTCAAGAAACGTTGAATTTGATGCGGTAAACTTAAAACCGTTTACAATACATTATCAATTTTTAGACAATATCACTAATTTAAAATTTATATCAAAGATTATAAAAATTAATCTTACCTCAGGTGCCTTTAAGCAAGGGGAAGATGTTATTGGGTATATCATTCAGGAACCAAATTCTCAAGGAATTGGACCAGCTACTGAAGAATGTATTAGATTTAAATTGGCAGCACCAAATCATAAAACTGGCCCAATAACAAATCCATCATCAATTTATGGTGGATGTCCATATGACAAATCTACTATTTTACCTTCAAAATATAGTACAACTTTAAATTATTTAAACATCGACATTGAAAGCTTATCTTCTTTAGCTGAAGGTCAGTATAGTGGCTATTTAACAACATATGTAAAATTTGTTGGCCAAACTTCTGGTGCAGAAGGTTATTTGGTAAGTAACTCTTTAATTACTGATGCTTATGGAGATCTAAAGGGATGCTTCTTTATTGATGATCCAAATTCTAACGCATCTGTAAAAATTCCAACAGGAACAAAAACTTATATCTTAACTAGTAGTATTAATAATGCATCAGCTTTACCTGGAAGTACTGATATTTCTAAAGCTGAGGTAAATTACAGAGCTACTGGATTGGTAAATACATTCCAAGATGAAACTACAGAATCTACAACAATTCTTGAAACTAATAATATTACAAGAGTTAATACTACAACAATAACAACTACAACTACAAGAAGAGTTCAAACACTTGAAAGATTTGATCCACTGGCACAATCATTTGAAGTTGGGAGAACGTCACAAAGCTCTTCTAGTATTCAAGCGGATTCAAAGCTAGATAAAGTATCTGATAGTGAAGGTGCATTTTTAACAAAAGTTGGTTTATATTTCGCAAGTGTTGATTCTGGAAATGCTCCAATAACTATACAAATTAGAACTATGGAGTTAGGAACCCCAACATTGACTCAAATTGGGGAATCTGTGACATTAAATCCAAATAGCATAGTTATGTCATATAATACATCCAATCCGGATGAAATGATTATTCGACCATTAAGGGAATGTGTTACTGAAGATGCTTCTATAGCAGTTTTAGTTAGATTCCCATACCCAATTTATTTGCCACCAGATGATGAATATGCATTAGTTCTTTTGGCTCCAGAAAGTGTTGGGTATGAAATGTTTATAGCTGAAATGAATGAGAGTTCATTAAATGAAAGGGCTTTGTTAGGTCTTCCTGAAGCAGAAAGAGTAAAATACTCTAAGCAATTTGCAATTGGAAGTTTATTTAAATCTCAAAATGGATCAATATGGTCAGCAGATCAAAATCAAGATCTAAAATTTGACTTGTATAAAGCACAATTTTCTAACGTAGGTACTGCAGTATTTTATAACCCAACAATAAATGAAAATACTGTAAGAAATCAATTTGGAAAATTGGCGACTGATCCAATTGAAATTTATCCCAAAAAGATATCGGTAACATTCACCCCAATTGCGACTAATGATGCTATATTTAATAATTTAACAATTGGAAGAAAAGTTTCAGAAAGTATTAAAACCTATAACTATGGTTTTATTGAGGATTTTGGTGGTCCTGTTGCAGGAACTCCATCTATTACTACACCAGGATTTAACTATACTGATCAAACTGCTGTAGAAACATTTAATATAAGTGGTACTGGTAGTGGATTAACATTAAATATAACTACTACATCTGGAGAGATTACATCCGTTGCAATAAACTCGGCTGGAAGTGGTTATAAGGTGGGGGATACTGTTGGTATTGTAACATCAACTGCTGGCGGAAGTGGTTTTGCTGCAGAAATAACAATAACAACGGTAACGAATTATGATACTGTATTTTTAACTAATGTTCAAGGAGAATCTTTTACTCCAACTGCAAATCTAACCTATTTTAATGGTGGTGTTCAGTCAACAACGTTAACAATTCAGTCTTCATCAATTCCAAATACAATTTACAAGGGAAACGTTGCAAAAGTAAATCATCTTAGCCATGGAATGTATTCAACTGCAAATAATGTTTCTATAGCTAATATTAGAAGTGACTATGCTCCAGAAAAAATAACAGCTGATATAACTTCAAGATCTACCGCAATACCAGTAAGCAATATAAATATTTTCCAAACCTTTGAAGGTATTGCAGTTTCTGCAAATAATCCCGGTTATGTTAAAATACTAAATGAAATAATCTCTTATAGTGGCACTAGCGGCAATTCTTTAACTGGAATAACAAGAGGTATAGATTCTACAAAAACTGCATCATACATAACTGGGCAATTAATTTATAAGTATGAAATTAGTGGTGTTTCACTAAGAAGATTAAATACAACTTTTAATATTGCAGACATACAACCAGATATGGATAATTATTATATTGAGTTTGATAGAACATCTGGTGTAAATAGATCATCAGATAATGTTCCTACAGGAGCACCACAATTATCATTCTCAAAGCAAGATTATATTGGTGGAGATACAGTTTCAGCCTCAAAGAACTTAATGTTCAATGAAATTGTTCCATCTTATGATGTTTATGCACCGGGAGGTCAAAGTGTCTCAGTTTCTGCTGCAGTAAGAACTATAACTTCCACTAGCGTAAGTGGAAACGAGACTTCATTCTTGGATACAGGATATACTGCAGTTCAATTAAATAGAACAAATACATTTACTACACCAAGAATGGTTTGCTCAAGGGCTAATGAATTGGCATATCTAAATGGCCTCCCAAATTCTAAATCATTTACAACAAGAATAACTTTGCAAACAAAAAATCCTAATTTGTCACCACAAATTTTTATTGATAATAGTGTAACTAACTTCTCAATTCCAAGATTGAATAAGCCAGTATCTAATTACATAACAGATAGAAAATCTAATGAAATATATGACAGTTCTCATGATGCAACATATGTTTCTAATGTAGTTCAACTTGAACAACCATCAACATCATTAAAAGTTATTATAAGTGCTTATAGACATGCATCTGCAGATTTCAGAGTACTTTATGCATTGATTAGGGCAGATTCTTTTGAAGTTGATCAATCATTTACTTTATTCCCAGGATATGAGAATTTAACTATTGATAATGACCAAGATGGATTTTTAGATATAATTAATCCATCATTAAACAGTGGCCTTCCTGATAAATTTGTTTCTCCAAGTGAAAATAATCAATTCCGTGAATACGAATACACTGCAGCAAATCTACCAGAATTTGTTGGCTATGCAATTAAAGTTGTAATGTCTGGAACAAATCAGTGTGAACCCCCAATTATCAGTACAGTAAGATCTATTGCATTGGCATAATATGGAGCATATTAGAGTTGAAGGATACACAAATCTATATCGGGATGAAACTACTGGAGCAATTATTAATAAAGACTCTGCATCATATGAGCAATATATTTTATCCAGAAAAAATAAATTAAAGTATAAACTAAGCCAAAAAGAAGAAATTGAAAATTTAAGAAATGAAGTAACTGAAATTAAATCTTTACTTATGGAGTTATTAAATGAATCCAGACGAGATAGAACTAACTAGCATTGATAAAATGTTTGAATATGAAAAACATTCAAGATTCATCGATGAAATGTCTTTTAGTGAATTGAAAAATTTTTCAAAAGTATATTGTAAATTGTATCTAAAACAGCAAGAAGTTTTAGCTTATTTTCAAGATAATGGCATATAAATAAAAATAAGTCCTCATATAATTAACAATACTGCAGGAGTAATCTATAATGGCAAAACCATCAAGTAGACAAGGTTTAATTGATTATTGTCTAAGAAGGCTTGGTGCTCCCGTATTAGAAATTAATGTTGCCGAGGAACAGATTGATGATTTAGTTGATGATGCTCTTCAATATTTTTATGAAAGGCATTTTGATGGTGTGGAAAGAATGTATCTTAAATATAAAATTTCTCAAGATGATATTGATAGGGGAAAGGCAAAAGGTACTTCCGGTGTAGGAATAGTTACAACTTCTGGCACATCTACTATAGATGGGCAGCCAACTACTTTTAATTTTTATGAGACATCTAATTATATACAGGTTCCAGATTCTGTAATAGGTATAGAAAAAGTATTTAAATTTGATACTAGCTCAATTTCTGGAGGAATGTTTAGTATCAAATATCAATTATTTTTAAATGATTTATATTATTTTAATTCCGTTGAATTATTGCAATATGCAATGACTAAAAGATATCTAGAAGATATTGATTTTCTTTTGACTACAGATAAGCAAGTTAGGTTCAACAAAAATCAAGACAGATTATATTTGGATATTGACTGGGGATCACAAAGTCTAGACACATTTATAGTGCTTGATTGTTATAGAATTTTAGATCCAGACAGTTTTACAAGAGTTTATAATGATTCATTTTTAAAGATGTATCTTACTGCCCTAATTAAAAGACAATGGGGACAAAATTTAATGAAATTTAGGGGAACAAAACTTCCAGGTGGTGTTGAATTTAATGGAAGAGAGTTATATGATGATGCAGAGAAAGAACTAAGTGATATTAAACAAAGAATGGCCTCAGAATATGAACTACCACCATACGACTTTATTGGATAATGGCATTAAATCCCTTCTTTTTAAACGGAACTAAGTCCGAGCAAGGTCTTATTCAAAGCTTAGTAAATGAGCAAATTAAAATGTATGGTATTGACGTATATTATATACCAAGAATAAGTTTAAGGACAGATAATATAATTAAAGAAGTTCAATCTTCATACTTTGAAAGATCCTTTGTTATTGAAGCATATTTAAATAACTATGAAGGATATGCTGGTGGTGCTGATATAATGTCAAAGTTTGGAATAACATTAAAAAATGAAATTTCTTTAACAATTTCTAAGGAAAGATATGAGATATACATTTCACCATTAGTAAAAGGAATTGTTGATGCAAATCAAGAAGATAAAGTAGATTCATCCAGACCTAGAGAGGGTGATTTAATTTACTTTCCTTTAGGTGAAAGATTATTTGAAATAAAACAAGTAATATTTGAAAATCCATTTTACCAACTTGGAGAAAATTATGTTTATGAATTGAAGTGTGAGTTGTTTGAATATGAAGATGAAATTATCAATACAGATATTGAAAATTTACAGGAAAAGATGGAAGAGAAGGGGCATATATCAGAACTTATCATGGTCAGCTTAGGTTCTACAGCTTATGCTGAAGCATTTGTTTCTGAATATGGAACGATCAATAAAATATATTTAAATAATGATGGATTTGGGTATACATCAAGACCATCAGTAATTATAGATCCTGCTCCAACAAATCAATTTGGCTTTGGTGCGATTTCAGCATCTGCTGTTGCACAAACAAGAAGAATTGGTGGAACATTTTTTGCATTAACTGATATTTTAATTTCAAATGGTGGTACTAATTATCAATCCATTCCAAATATTAGTATTACTGGAGGTGGAGGGGCTGGAGCGGCAGCAACATGTTCAATAGGCACTAGTTGTATCTACAAAATTGAACTTATTTCACAGGGTTCAAGCTATTATGATGAGCCTGAAGTTACTATATCAGCTCCAGTTGGTGGAGGAATAACTGCCACAGCAAAAGCAGAAATTGATGCTAATGGGAAAGTGAGCAATATTTATATTGTTAATGCGGGATTTGGATATACTGAAGCTCCGATTATAACTATTTCTGATCCAATACAACTTGGAATTGGCACATTTATTTCTGGCGAAAAAGTTATTGGGCAAAAGAGTGGTGCAACTGCAATAGTTAAAAATTGGACAAATCAATTCGATTATAAGGACAAAATTTTGGCTATATCAAATATTGTTGGAACATTTTTGCCAGGTGAATCTGTTGTTGGGTCTTCCTCATCAGCAAGGTATTCTATTAAATCTTATAATGAGTATAATAGTTTTGATAAATATAATCAAAATGAAGATTTTCAGATTGAGTCTGAAAAAGTTTTAGATACGACAGAGAAAAACCCATTTGGATACTATTAATGCTAGGAAAATATTATTATCATCAAATAATAAGAAAAACTATTTTTGGGTTCGGTACATTATTTAATGATATTCACATCAAACACAAAAATAGTGAAGATAATTATATTTCTGATATTAAAGTTCCAATAGCATATGGCCCAATACAGAAGTTCTTAGCAAAGTTGCAGCAGCAGGAAGAGCTTCGTCAGCCAGTTGCTATAACACTACCAAGAATGTCATTTGAAATGACATCCATAAAATACGATGGTTCTAGAAAAGCATCAATAACTCAAACATTTAAGGCAGTTGGGACTAATGGAAGTATTAGTAAAGTTTATTTGCCGGTTCCATATAATATTGGGTTCCAATTGACAGTTCTTTCAAAATTGAATGATGATGCTTTGCAAATAGTAGAGCAAATACTTCCAAATTTTCAACCTTCATTCAATATTACAATTGATCTAATTGATTCTATTGGTGAAAAAAGAGATGTTCCTATTGTATTAGACTCAATAGATTTTCAAGATGATTATGAAGGTGATTTTTCTACCAGAAGATCTTTACTATATACATTTAATTTTACTGCAAAAACATACCTATTCGGTCCTCTAGAAGATTCTACAGATTCAATTATCCGTAAAGCCCAAGTTGATGTATATAATACAACTGATACATCAATAGCTAGAAGGGAATTGCGATATACAGTCACACCAGATCCAATTGATGCAAATCCAGATGATGATTATGGGTTTAATGAATCTTTAGAACTTCTATTTGATGGAAGATCATACAGTCCAACACAACAAAAAGATATATAATAAATTATGACAAAAAATTATGATCCTATCGATAAAGCCCTAAACATAGAATCTTCTATTGTTGAAATAGAATCTTCACAAACAGAAATAAAAAAAATTGAATCAACACAAATTGAAATTGATATAAAAAAAGATTATGAGTATACAAGAGCAAATTTATATTCTCTTATTGAAAAGGGTCAAGAAGCAGTCAATGGCATTTTAGAACTTGCTGGAGAAGGTGATAGCCCTAGGGCATATGAAGTTGCTGGACAGTTAATTAAAAATATTGGTGACGTTACAGATAAACTAGTAGATCTTCAAAAGAAAATGAAAGACCTTGATGAAGATAGAACTCAAAAAGGACCAAATTCTGTCACAAATAATGCAGTTTTTATTGGATCAACATCAGAACTTCTTAAAAATCTTAAAACAAATTTTCTAAATAATAAAGAGTAAAAGTAGTTTCGACTGTGGCGAAGATGATTACTGAGGGAAAGAAAAAAGGTTTGTGGGATAATATTCATGCAAAAAGAAGACGTGGAGAAAGAGCTTCCCGTCCAGGAGAAAAAGGATATCCAGAAACTTTAGATATTGGAGAAGGACTTACGCAAGCAAGAAAAAACGTAGGTGCTAGTAAGTGTTGGAAAAACAAAAAAATTGGAAACCCATCTACTAAAATGGAGGGTGGAAAAGAAGTTCCAAATTGTGTTGATGAAGAATCTTCAATTGATGAAATATTTTTACTTTTGCCACATAAGAGAAGGCGTAGACCTAAGCCAAATGCCGATGATAGATGGGTTTCTTCTAAAAAGACTAAAGAACAAGCAAAAAAATTAATTGACGCCCAGATTGCACGCCAAGATGAGGAAAGAAGGAGACTACGTGCTATGAAGGAAGAAAGGGATCATGAGCACTCAATGGCAAGGGCAGAAATTTCAAAAATTATTTCTGCAGCAAAGAGACTAAAAGGAAAAGTCAAGGGGGAAGGTAATCTTCCCGCTTGGGTACAATCAAAGATTACAAGGGCAGCAGATTATATCGACACTGCAGCAGACTACGCTGACAGTGGTGAAATGCATAATGAAGGTATTAGTTTTGATATTGGACCCGGACATAAAAATGTGCAGAAAATTCAAAAAATATACAATAAAGGAAAAGAAACCACAAATCCATATGAAAAAGAAACATTTTTAAACAAAACTGGACCAAAATTGCCATTGGTAAAAAGAAAAAACAAAACTGATCTGGCACATTATGATTTTAAAACTTTTGGACAATTCATGCAAGAAGCGATTGATAAGTCCTCAATGAAATGCAACTCCCCTAAAGCACAAGCACATGGTTCTGGTGAGCAAGGAAAGTCTCATGTTGTTAAAGCGTGTGAAGGTGGGGAGGAAAAGATTATTCGTTTCGGGCAGGTTGGTGTGAAGGGTTCTCCTAAAAAAGAAGGAGAATCTGAAGCAGATGCAAATAGAAGAAATGGATTTAAAGAAAGACATGCTGAGAATATTGCTAAGGGTAAAATGTTCCCAGCATACTGGGCCAACGAAGTTAAGTGGTGATTAGAATGAAATCCTTTAAACAGTTCCTATCAGAAGCGGTAAATATACAAGGTGATTTCAACGGAAATCTTTATATCAACAGTTCTGAACCAACACAACAACAAGTTGGTGAGAGTTATGTTGCAGATATAACTTGGATGGGTAGCATTTATAGACTGGAATTAGTTTCTGAAGGAATTCCTTCAAAACAAGGTCTTGCAGAGCAATTGCAAGGGGAATATCCGGGTGCAATCGTACATAACATATATCCAGCAACACCAAAATCAAATTTAAACATTTCAAACTCAAAAAGATATCATCCCGCAAAATTAGAGTGGATTTAAATTATGCCTTTTAAAAGTTATATTTGGGATGAACAATTTGATTTAAATGTTTCCAGAGGAAAAGTTCGTGGAGCATCAATTATTCACAAGTTTGGTGCTGTACCAGCGATGTCTCAAAATACCACTGGAACTATTTGGGATAAAAATGATACATTATATCCTTGGAGTGTTTGGACTACTTCTGGCATAATCACTGCTTCAATTGCCAATGTATCTGATGCTGGAAAAGTTGTAACAGTTCTTGGTTTGGATAACGATTTTAATCCAGCATCAGATACTTTTACGCTATCAAGTACACAAACAGTAGCAGGAACTACACAATTTCGTCGTGTATACAGGGCATATATTTCATCAGGAGACAATAATGTTGGTGATGTGAATTTTACTAAAAATGGAACGGATGTATTGAGGATTACTGCCACCAAAGGTCAGACTCTTATGGCAATTTATACTATTCCTGCTGGTAAGACTGGATACCTTTATCAGGGTGTATGTACTGCTCAAGCATCTGCTGATGGAACAGGGAATATGTTTGTGAGATATTTTGGTCAATTAGCATTCAGAATCGGACATTCATTTGAAGTTGCTGGAGTTGGTGGTCAGTATAGTTATAAGTTCACATTCCCTATTGAAATACCAGAAAAATCTGATATTGATGTGAGAGTTGCTACAAGAACCAATAATGGAAGATACACAGCAGCTTTTGATATTTTATTAATAGATAATGAGTTATCTTAATATATAATAGTATTACTAAGTATTCATATGGTTTACATTAGACACGACAAGAATAATAATCCAGTAGTTTCTCAACCAGGGTTTACTACTGTAGGTGTTTTTACTGGAACTGAAGGATGGTCTTCAATTTATTATGAAGATTTTAATGTTGACTATGTGAGACATGATATGAATAACAGTCCAGGAATTGTTTCATCATATGTAAGACACGATAAAAATAACAGTCCTATTGGTATCGGCACTTATCAAAGGTATGATAAAAATAATAATCCAGTGATACTATAATATTGGAGATTTATAATGGCTGCAGATGCTAATGTATACTTAGGCAATCCAAATTTAAAAAAAATAAATACCACTATTGAATTTACTGAAGAACAAATTCTTGAGTTCTTAAGATGTAAAGAAGACCCTATTTACCTTGCAAATAATTATGTAAAAATTGTTTCTCTTGATGAAGGATTAGTTCAATTCAAACCATATGATTTCCAAGAAAAATTAATTAATAATTTTCATAGATACAGATTCAATATCTGCAAGATGCCCAGACAGACTGGAAAGTCTACAACTGTAATAGCTTATCTTTTATACTATCTAATTTTTAATGATAGTGTAAATATTGGTATTCTAGCAAATAAGGCGGCAACTGCTAGAGAACTTCTAGGTAGATTGGCAACTGCATATGAAAATCTACCAAAATGGATGCAACAAGGAGTTATTTCTTGGAACAAAGGTTCTATTGAACTTGAAAATGGTTCAAAGATTCTTGCAGCATCTACATCAGCATCTGCCGTCCGAGGAATGTCATTCAATATTATTTTCTTGGACGAATTTGCTTTCGTACCAAATCATATTGCAGACTCATTCTTTGCATCAGTATATCCAACAATCACTTCAGGTAAATCGACTAAAGTTATTATAGTTTCTACCCCACACGGTATGAATCATTTCTATCGAATGTGGCACGATGCAGAAAGAGATAGAAATGAATATGTTACGACTGATGTTCATTGGTCTGAAGTTCCTGGAAGAGATGAAAAATGGAAGGCACAAACCATTGCCAATACCTCAGAGCAGCAATTTAAAGTTGAGTTTGAATGTGAATTTTTAGGTTCTCTTGATACACTTATTAGTGTTACTAAACTAAAAACTTTAGTTTATGAAGACCCACTTAGAAGAGACAAGGGATTAGATGTTTATGTTAATCCAATTAAAGACCATAATTACATGGTGACCGTTGATGTTGCCAGAGGTATTGGCAATGATTATTCAACTTTTATTGTTTTTGATATTACAAATTTCCCGTATAGGCAGGTTGCAAAATATAAAAATAATGAAATAAAGCCAATGCTATTCCCAAGCATTATAGATCAAATTGCAAAAGTTTACAACCATGCTTGGGTATTAATTGAGGTTAATGATATTGGAGATCAAGTAGCAAATATATTGCATTTTGATTTGGAATATGACAATGTACTTATGTGTTCTATGAGGGGTAGGGCAGGACAACTTGTTGGTTCTGGATTTAGTGGGAAGAAATCGCAACTCGGTGTCAGAATGACTTCAGCGGTTAAAAAACTTGGATGCTCCAACTTAAAAACATTAATTGAGGACGATAAATTGGTAATTAACGATTATGATATTATTAGTGAACTTACTACTTTTATTCAAAAGCACAATTCATTTGAAGCAGAAGAAGGCTGCAATGATGATTTGGCGATGTGCTTAGTCATTTTTTCCTGGTTGGTAGCACAACCTTACTTCAAGGAAATGACGGATAATGATGTTCGTAAACGGATTTATGATGAGCAAAAAAATCAAATTGAACAGGATATGGCACCTTTTGGTTTTATTGACGATGGATTGGATGAAAGTGTTGTAGTAGATAATTATAACGGCGATAGATGGCTAATTGCTAATGAAAACAATAAGCAAGAGACATTGGAAATTTGGAATGTTGATGAATATGGTGATAGGAGTTTTATGTGGGACTATTTGTAAAGGTCATAATTTATAAATATTTTTAGATATTCTGGATTTGTAGGAGAAAAAAAGATGCCACTTAATTTAGCATCTCCTGGAATTTTAGTAAGAGAGGTTGATTTAACTACTGGGGCTGTAAGACCAACAGAAGCAATTACTGGTGCAATGGTAGCACCTTTTGCAAAGGGGCCAGTAGAAGTTCAAACTTTAATTGATACGGAGAACGATCTTTTAAATATTTTTGGTGAGCCTTATGGTGTAGACAATCATTATGAGCATTGGTTAACAGCATCATCATATCTTTCATATGGAGGAAATTTACGAATTGTTCGTGCAGATGATGCAAGCCTAAAAAATTCCCATGTTTCAGTTGGTGGTACTAGTGGTGGTGTTACTGATGGTGTAAAAATCAAGAGCTTAGATCACTATAATGAACTTGGTTATGATCTTAATACATTAGGAACTACTTTTGTATCAGCACAGAACCCAGGCTCCTGGTCAAATGGTATTAGAGTTGCAATTATTGACTCTTTTGCAGATCAAGTACTAAGTGGAATTACTACACTAACACAAGAAGATGTATTCAATATTGCAACAGGCCCAGTTTCTGGTACTATAGTTGGATCGGCATCAACTATAGGAATTTCAACACTAGGAATTGAAATTGGACAAGAAGTTAAGACTACAACAATAAACGTACTTCCATCAGGAACAACAGTAACAAATATTTTTGTAGGATATATTCAAATTTCAAATGCAAATATACAAACCTCAACTGTAAATGGTATATTTAATTTTGGCCAAACAGTTACTGAAAATACTTCAGATCCAATTCTTGTAGGATATGGAGTTACTCAGAGTATGGTTGGAAAAATCTCTGCAGGAGCGGGAAGTACTTCGGCATTGAATGGTTATTTAAAAGGTATTATTACTGAAGTTGGAACTGACAATATTGCAGTAAAAGTTCTAAGTTATGTTAATTCAAATGGAGTAGAAACAAATGTTGATTATGAAGAAAATGGAACTTATGAATTTGAAACCACATCACCAATAACTATTATCAATAATTCTGGTGTTTCAGTTGCTACCACGGATGTTCAAACTAAATTCGATTGGTTTGAGCAGCAGACTGTTGCAATTACAACGTCAGTAAGTATTGGATGGGACGGAATTACTTACAGACCAGGAACTACAGAATGGGCTGCAGATAGAGGGGGAAGATTTGATGAATTCCACTTATTAGTTATTGATGGAACTGGTGCCATTACTGGCAATGCAGGTTCTATTATTGAAAAGCATATTGGCCTTTCAAAAGCAACTAAAGCTGTATTTTCAGTAGGAAGTCCATCCTATTGGAGACAATATTTGACTACAAATTCAAAGTATATTTTTGGACTTTCTGGACCGAGAGGAATTGTTACTACAGGATTTGGTGAAGCTTACGAAAAAGAAACTGATATTGATTGGGATCAAGATGCAGATGGAATTCCATTTGGTGCAATAGGTTCTAGAACATATATTTTATCAGGTGGCAAAAATTATGATGGAAAATCAGATATTACTGAACCTGGAGCACTTAAGGTAAATGTTGGCGACATTGCTTCTGGATACGATTCATTTGAAAATGATGAAATACAAATAGATTTTCTATTGATGGGATCCGCAGCTTATCCAAAAGAAGATGCACAATCACTTGCAAATAAATTAATCTCAATTGCTGAACTGAGAAAAGATGCTGTAGCATTTATTTCACCATATAGAGGTGCTGCAATCGCAGATACCTCATCCCAAACTGGAGCAAATATTAGAGATTCTGAAACAATTACTGATAACATAGTTAGTTTCTATGCATCAGTTGCATCTACAACATATGCAGTATTTGATAGTGGTTACAAATACATGTTTGATAGATTTAATAATACATTTAGATATGTTCCATTAAATGGAGATATTGCTGGTCTCTGTGCAAGAACTGATATTAATCAATTCCCATGGTACTCACCAGCAGGAACTGCAAGAGGTGCAATTCTAAATGCAGTTAAATTGCCATATAATCCAGGAAGATTGCAAAGAGATAGACTATATCAAAACAGAGTTAATTCAATTATTTTCTCTCCAGGTGCCGGTGTAGTGCTATTTGGAGACAAAACTGGTTATGCCAAAGCTTCTGCATTCGATAGAATTAATGTTAGAAGACTGTTTATCTATCTTGAAAGAGCCATTGAACGTAGTGCTAAGGACGTTCTCTTTGAATTCAATGACACATTGACAAGACAAAACTTTATTAATACTGTTGAACCTTTCCTTCGTGATGTAAAAGCTAAGAGAGGAATCTTTGACTTCCTGGTAGTTTGTGACGAAAGAAACAATACTCCAGCAGTTATTGATAACAATGAGTTTATTGCTGACATTTATATCAAGCCAACAAGATCTATTAACTTTATTGGATTGACCTTTATCGCTACTAAAACTGGCGTTAACTTTGAAGAAATTATTGGAACTTTCTAAGAATATTATTAAACAAATTATTTCAATTCTAGAGGTAAAACACAATGGCAGAAACAAGACCAAATTTTCCAACAGTTAAGACAATTAGCCAGTTTAAAAGTTTTCTAACTGGCGGTGGTGCTAGAAGCAATCTTTTTGAAGTTGAATTAAGTTTCCCAATTAATGCACCCATTGCTGCAGTAAATGATATTGTAAATACTGGCAAATTTTTAATTAAATCTGCAGCACTTCCTGCATCAAATGTTACTGCATTACCTGTGCAATTTAGAGGCAGGGTATTAAATGTTGCTGGCGATAGAACATTTGAAACATGGACCATTACAATTATTAACGATACTGATTTCAAACTTCGTACAGCATTTGAGAGATGGATGAATTATATTAATAATGTTGCTAGTAACAGAGGTGAAACTAACCCAACAAATTACATGGCAAATGCATTTGTCTATCAATTAGATAGAAACGGAGATACACTTAGATATTATAAATTCTATGACGTATATCCAACTTCAGTTTCTAAAATTGATTTAGATTATGGAACAGATTCAGTTCAAGAATTTACAGTAGAAATGCAAGTTCTTTATTGGGAAGCTGCTGCTGGTGACTCTGAAACAACAGCAAATCTTGGAAATCAAGATATCGTTTCTGATGTTGAATAAATAAAAGAACAGTAAACGGTTAAATTTATAAAATGGCAAAACTCTTTGGTTTTTCAATTGAGGACAGTGAAAAAAAATCCAAATCAATAGTTTCCCCCGTTCCTCAAAATAATGAGGACGGGGTTGACTATTATATTCAAAGTGGATTTTATGGTCAATATGTTGATATTGAGGGTGTATATAGAACTGAGTACGATTTAATTCGTAGATATAGAGAAATGTCTTTGCACCCAGAGTGTGATGGTGCAATTGAAGATGTTGTGAATGAGGCTATCGTTAGTGACTTGTATGATTCTCCTGTTGAGATTGAATTATCAAACTTAAATGCTAGTGATAAATTAAAATCAATTATTAGAGAAGAATTTAAATATGTAAAAGAATTACTTGATTTTGATAAAAAAAGTCATGAAATTTTTAGAAGTTGGTATGTTGATGGAAGACTGTATTATCTTAAAGTAATTGATTTAAAAAAGCCTGAGGATGGAATTCAGGAATTACGCTATATTGATCCAATGAAAATGAAATTTGTTCGTGAAGAAAAGAAGGATCCTAAAGATGCAAAAACTATGGGAAATCCTTTATTGCGAGGTCAAGATAAAGAGCAATTTAATTTTCCGGAGATTAACGAATATTTTATCTACACAATGAAAGGTCCATCAATGGGTGGATTTGGAAAAGGACCTAAAGCATCTATCAAGATTGCAAAAGATTCAGTTACTTATGTAACCTCAGGACTATTTGATAGAAATAATGGGACTTGCCTTTCTTATCTTCATAAAGCAATTAAGGCACTCAATCAGTTAAGAATGATTGAGGATTCTCTTGTAATTTATCGTCTATCAAGAGCACCAGAAAGAAGAATTTTTTATATTGATGTAGGCAATTTACCAAAAGTAAAAGCTGAGCAATACCTTAAGGAGGTTATGTCTCGCTATCGCAATAAACTAGTATATGATGCAAATACTGGTGAAGTGCGTGATGATAGAAAGTTTATGAGTATGCTTGAAGATTTCTGGTTACCTCGTAGAGAGGGTGGTAGAGGGACAGAAATTACTACCCTTCCTGGTGGCCAAAATCTTGGAGAACTTTCCGATATCGAGTACTTTCAAAAGAAACTTTACAGATCACTTGGAGTACCGGAAACAAGAATTGCTGGTGGTGGAGATGGATTTAATCTTGGCAGATCTTCAGAAATTTTAAGAGATGAACTTAAGTTTTCAAAATTTGTAGGTAGACTTAGAAAAAGATTTTCAAGACTGTTTAATGATATCTTAAGAACACAATTACTTTTAAAAAATATTGTATCACCTGAAGATTGGAAAAAAATGGAAGATCATATTCAATATGATTTTCTGTATGATAATCAATTTGCAGAATTAAAAGAGACAGAAATGCTTTCAGGAAGACTAAATCTTCTTGCTACTATTGAGCCATATATTGGCAAATATTTTTCAACAGAATATGTTAGAAAGAGAATTCTACGTCAAACTGATTTGGAAATTATTGAGATTGATATGCAAATTGATGACGAGATACAAAAAGGAATTCTTCCTGATCCAAATGCACCTGTTGATGAAAATGGAAATCCAATTGCACAACCAGAAGGTGGAGATATGGACCCTAACGCAATGGGTGAAATACCACAAGAACCTGGAATAGAAACTACAGGTATGCAAGCACCTGAAATTCCAGAGCCAAAAGGTGGCAAAATATAAATACCTTTATAGTCAAATATTATACTTAAAATGGAAAATATTGTAGATTTGATTGCGGCAGATGCTTCACCATCAGATATTTCTGATGCCATTAAAACTGCACTTTTTGCAAAAAGTGCAGAAAATATTGAAATGATTAAGCCGGAAGTTGCAGCATCTTTATTTGGTCAAAATATTGAATATCATGAAGATAGTGAGGAATAAATTAATACAAAAGACAAAAATGAAACTAATTACAGAAGAAGTATCGGAAGTTAAATTTATTACTGAAGGTACAGGCAACGATAAAAAACTCTATATTGAAGGTGTTTTTCTTCAGGGAGATATTTGCAATCGTAATGGAAGAATGTATCCAATGCAAACTCTTGCCCGTGAGGTAAAAAGATACAATGAAAATTTCATTGCAAAGGGTCGTGCCCTTGGAGAATTAGGACATCCAGATGGACCAACTGTAAATCTTGATAGGGTGTCGCACAAGATTGTATCACTAACCCAAGAAGGATTAAACTTTAAAGGTAAGGCACAGCTTCTTGAAACTCCAATGGGTAAGATTGCAAAATCACTAATTAGTGAAGGAGTAACTCTTGGAGTGTCTTCCCGTGGTGTTGGCTCATTACAAATGAGTAATGAAGGGCACAAAATTGTTGGTGAAGACTTTATGCTCGCAACTGCTGCAGATATTGTAGCAGATCCTTCTGCACCTGATGCATTTGTTCAGGGAATTATGGAAGGTAAAGAGTGGGTTTGGGAAGGAGGTATTCTTCGTGAAAAACTTGCAGAACAAACAAAGAGAAGAATTAATACTCTAGTATCAAGAAAAATGTTAGAAGAGCATAAGCTAAACCTCTTCCAAAATTTTCTCTCAAATTTATAAATTATAAATAAATATAGATTATAACACATATATCTAAAAAAATGTCCGTTGGTAAGAATTTACAAGAAATGGAAAATGTAGTAACCAAAGGAGCAAAATCCGCAGACCCAATGCCAAAGCTCTCACATTCAACTCCAGGGCAATCTGGTGCTTGGGAAGATCTCGGCGGTCCTACTCCAGAGAATTATCGTACCGATGATAATTCCGCAAAATTAAAAGAGCCTTCAGTCAAAACAGTTTCTGATGTTGTAAACAGTAAGGCAAAGGGTGCGGACCCAATGCCAAAGCTCTCACATTCAACTCCAGGGCAATCTGGGGTAAGAAAAGAAGAGTCTGAAGTTGAAGATGAATTAATCGAAGATGAGTACAGCGAAGAAGCAGAAGATACTGAAGAAATTGTAGAAGATTCAGAATCAATTGAGTATGATATTGATGAGGATATTGAAGCTCTTCTTGGTGGTGAAGAACTTTCTGAAGAATTCCAAGAAAAGGCAAGAGTTATTTTTGAAGCCGCAATTAACTCTAAGGTAGAAGAAATCAAAGAATCTCTTGAAGAGAGATATCAAGATATCTTAGTTGAAGAGATTGCTCAAATCAAGGAAAATCTTGAAGAGAGAGTCGATGCATACCTAGAGTATGTTGCTGAAGAGTGGATTAAAGAAAATGCACTTGCCGTAGAAACCGGACTTAAAACTGAAATGACTGAATCATTCTTACATGGAATGAGAGGTCTTTTTGAAGATCATTATGTTTCAATTCCTGAAGATAAATATGATGTAGTCTTGGGTATGGCGGATAAACTTGATGAAATGGAAGAAAAACTCAACGAGCAAATTAGAACCAATGTTGCTCTTAATCAAAGATTAGCAGAGTCAAAAGCTGATGGTATTTTTGCTGATGTCGCTGAGGGTCTAGCACTTTCTCAGAAAGACAAACTCGCTTCTCTTGCAGAAAATGTTGAGTTTGATGGTGAAGACAACTATCGTGAGAAACTGGTAACCCTGAGGGAATCATATTTCCCAACAAAGTCCAGTGCTCAAGAAATTATTGCCGAAAATTTAACTGAGAGTGCAGACATTTACGAGTCTACTGAAGAAGTATCTCCAAGAATGGCAGCATATCTCACAGCACTCGGTAAAGTTTCAAAAAAGTGAACTTTAAATTATAAAAATCAAACTAAAATTTTTTAAAAGAGGTAAAATCAAATGCAGATGCACAATGCAGAATATCTGCAGGAGAAGTGGGCTCCCATCCTTGATTATCAAGGGCTTGATGGAATCAAAGATTCACATCGTAGAGCAGTAACCGCTATCCTGCTAGAGAACCAAGAAAGAGAAATGCGTGAGGCTGCTGAGTTCCTCAGCGAAACTCCAACTGTACACACACACTCATCTGTGGGTAGTGCTGGTTTTGGTGGTAGCGGACAAGGTTTTAACGCTGGTCCAACAGCAGGTTTTGACCCAGTGCTGATTTCACTTATCAGACGTTCTATGCCAAATCTAATGGCATATGATATCTGTGGTGTTCAGCCAATGAACGGTCCAACTGGTCTTATTTTCGCAATGCGTTCACGCAAAGATGATCAGAATGGTCCAGAAACCTTCTATGATGAAGTAGATTCAGCATTCTCAGGACAGAATGCTGCTCGCAGCTTGACCGGATATGAAACCGATGCTGCGGTAGGTATGGGTTCTACTGCTCAAGGCGGTTCTAATCCATCAATTCTAGATCCAAGCAACCAATCAGCTAACGCTGCTGCTGGCAATAACCAGTATAACGTTGGTCAGGCAATGGGTACTGCCCAGTCTGAAGACCTCGGAAACGGCAACAACCAGTTCAACCAGATGGCATTCTCAATCGAGAAGGTCACTGTAACTGCTAAGTCCCGTGCCTTGAAAGCAGAGTACAGCCTTGAGCTTGCTCAAGACCTTAAGGCAATTCACGGTCTAAATGCAGAAGCTGAGTTGGCAAACATCTTGTCAACTGAGATTCTTGCTGAAATTAACCGTGAAGTTGTTCGTACTGTCTATAAGGTTGCTAAGCCTGGTGCTCAAGCAAACGTAGCAACTGCTGGTACTTTCGACCTCGACGTTGACTCCAACGGTCGTTGGTCAGTTGAGAAGTTCAAAGGTCTTCTTTTCCAAATCGAGCGTGATGCAAACGCAATTGCACAGCAAACTCGTAGAGGAAAGGGTAACATGATCATCTGCTCTGCTGACGTTGCTTCAGCTCTAACCATGGCAGGTGTTCTTGATTACACCCCAGCACTCAACGCAAACCTTAATGTAGACGATACTGGCAACACCTTTGCTGGTACTCTCCAAGGTAAGTACAAGGTCTATATTGACCCATATTCAGCAAACGTAGCTGATACTCAGTATTACGTTATTGGTTATAAGGGTTCTTCTGCATATGATGCAGGCCTCTTCTACTGCCCATATGTACCTCTCCAGATGGTACGTGCAGTTGGTGAGAATACCTTCCAACCAAAGATTGGCTTTAAGACCCGCTACGGCATGGTTGCTAACCCATTCGCTGCTGGTGCTGAGGTTGGTGAGGGTAAGCTTCTCACTAACTCTAACGTATACTACAGAAGAGTTAGAGTACAAAACCTCATGTGATCATTTAGATTACAGATTTTTCAGGAGGGTCTTCGGACCCTCTTTTTTTATCTAAATAA